TTTAGTTTTTAATTCCTCCAAGTAAACAATCTGTTTATCTAAACCCAACTGTTGTGATAACGTACCGACAACACCATCTTTTAGTGATTGAATTTGTTTTTCTAACGATATTTGGTCTGCAAGACCATCATTAGACCTTTTGTAAATTTTATCTTCTAATTCTAAAATTTTACCTTCTAAATCTAAAGATTCCTTCAGTGCACGCGTTCGTCTGTTATCGTTTTCGAAAATAGTTCTTTGAATAGAAGCTTGTTCCTCCAACAATTGTTTTTCTTTTTGTAATTCCTCGATTGTTTTAGCCATAATTTAATCCATAGTCAAATCTGATTGACTTTGAAGTTTATTTAATGCTTTACTCCATTCATCATCTAAAGCTTTTAATTCCTTTTCTAAACCAGGATTTTGTTTGAGTAGTTTTTTTGCCGTTTTATTTAGTCTTCTTTTTTTCCACTTATCAAATAATTTAAACAAAAGACTGCTTTTATCTGCATCAGATATTTTCATATTTTTCTCCGTGATTATTTAGCAGGTTTGAGTTAATAATAAATATTAACTTAACTACTTTTTAAATGAAGGCTTTGATGCTCCACTACGAGCTTTTTCATATTCCGCCGCCTGTTCTTTGAAATGTTTCTGTAATCTTTTGAAGTAAAATGTGCGTAGATATATAGGCATGTTGTACATCTCTGTAAAGGAAAACATACCTTGTGAATTGAAGCTTATCTGAAATATTTGTTCGTGTATTTCTTTCTTATACTCTAACGGAAGGCCAAAGAAACGAAACGGTCATTGGGACCGTAAATCTTCTCCTTTCGCCTTCATCATCTGTATACTCCCATTTCATATCAACATCGGGATTTATCTTATCAACATACTCTCTGAAAGCGATTGAATCACGTGATAAGAATTCATTGTCTACAAAGTCTCTGATATGTTTAACATCTGGATTTCCATCTACAGATGTTATCTGATGTTTAAATCTTGTGGTTAATGTATATGTTACACCACCACCAATTTTTTCTAAACCTTTAACCTCTTTATCTATTTCCTTTTCATCTCCAGCAGTAAGTAATTTGAACCCTATCTTTCTTTTAGTAGCTGGCAATTCCATTTCAAAGAAGTTACCATTACTGACTGACTTCTCATCCATCTTTTTATCTTTTAATTTGGTTAAATCAACCTTTACCTCTTTACCCATATATGTAACTGTATAATCTTTTCCGTATGCTAATATTCGTGATGCAATTAGAACGGCATTTTTATCTCCAACTAATAACTCATCTACTTTTATTTGTTTATTGACAATCAAAGATTCTAATAATTTATCTATGACTATGCCTTTCTTAATTAGGTTTGCAGAAGTAAGTATATCTTCTTCTCTTGCTGTCATATATTTTATTTCTATTTCACCACTTGAGAGAGGGCTCTCTTTAGGGTACAACAATCCCTTCGAAGGCAGACTAACCACCTCTGTGGGAAACTTATTCTCAGCCATAATTGACTCCTATATTGAATTAAGAACTATAACTATTTTTTTCCAAATTTTTCGGCAGCAGTAACACCCAGTCCAACAACTGAAATGTACATAAAACATTCTAATATTTTATCTTTTACTTCAAATGCAGAAAAGGTATCAGCACCCCAACTACATATTAACATAAAGAATGCCATAAAACCGACAAATCTTTTACTTGAAATCTTCGCATCACTGCTAAGCATTTCCCTTAAAAAACTCATATAAACTCCTTAGAATTGTAGGATAGCGTAGTCGTATCTAAGTGTTAGTGTTATATCAGCTGATTCATTTACAGACCAATCAATTGTTCCGAAATTTGCGTTAGCGATATAAGCACCTTTTAATGTCCACTCTTCTACTTTATCTCCGACAGGACCTAACATATTAAAAGTAACATCTTTTTTATAGAAGTCTGAATATCCATCTCTACCAGTTACGGATTCATGTGATAATCTTACCCATTCCATTACAGATTGTGCACCACTTGGTACAATTGGGTCATATAACATTATATCCAATGGTTGCCAGACACCTTTTCCTTTTACATATCTTTGTACGTTGATATGATCTAAAACTATTTCTTCAAATTGAATATTAGGTCTGTTTCCACTTTTAATTATATATGCAGGAATCCCCTCTATGTACATAATGAACCTATTCTTTAGTTTAGGTTCAAAAGGAGTGAACATAATTTCTGAAGGATCGATTAAGTCTGGCATTTCAGTTCTCCTATTAATAATTTATTTCTCATATATAAATATAAGGAAATTGAAAAATCATTCAAATCAATGTTATTTTCATTCTTAGTTTTTTCATAGTTTTTTACAATAAAAAAAAAGGGGAGTAAAACTCCCCTTTATTTTTAGTACTCCCTATTATTCAGGAAATGCTGCACCAGTAGGTAATACTGTAAAGTCAAGTACAATAAACTCTGCAGTTCTCGTTGGTTGAATGAATATTTGTCCTACTAATTGATTTCTATCAATTACGTCTGGAGTATTATTCGATTCATCCATTACAACTTTGAATGCACTCAAACCACTATTTGCTTGTACTGATTCCAAAAATGGATTTACAATATTTAAGAATCTGGATCTTGTAGATGAATCATTTTGTTCGAATACTAAGAATCTACTTGATGAGGCGATGAACTTCTTCAATCTAATTAATAATCTTCTTACATTAATTCTATCTAAAGCAGATGGTTTAGCCTGTAGTGTTTTCTGACCAAATACAACAACACCCTGACCTGGAAATGTTGCGATTGGGTTAATTCTACCATCATAAAGAGTATCTCTATCGGTATGAGTTAACTTCTTCTTAGCCATTCTTACACTTGACAATCCACCTCTATTTAAACCAGCAGGTGCGAACCATTCGTGTGCTACTTTATCAGTAAATGCTATCACACCAGGAATTACAACTGATGGCGGAACCCAAACCATATTACCAGCCCTACCTGGATCATCTATCTTAACCCAAGGATAATAACTAGCGACATAGTTGGTATCTAATGTTGCGACATCATTTACTGCAGTATTTACATTTGCACTATATGCTGAACCATCCATTACAAAAAAGGCATCAGCTCTAGACTCAACCTTATTAATTACATGATTCGTAACAGGTGAATGTAAACTGTGTACCATACCAGGTGTAACTACCATGTTAATATCTATCTCATCTGGATTACTCACTGCATTAATCGCTCTTTTGTAAGCAACTGAACCACTAGCGGTTGTTGTTGAACAATCAAATCCCATTGAATTTGTAGACGATATTGCATTACCACTATTTAGAGGTCTCGCAGGATCTATACCATCAAATCCATGTTGAAATGGAACTGCAAACTTAAGCTGTTTGATAGATGATGACACACTCAAGAATATTGATTCAGTAGCCCAATTAGTATTTTCAGCTGTGAGAGTTGTATCACTTGGGGATGTAGTTGCACTTCCAAATCCTTTCATATTCAATAGACTGAATGCAACATTGTTACCTGAACCCTCAGATTTTGGTATTGGAGCCATAAGTGCTCTATTAGTATGAAGTGATGATTCTGGATAAAATCTTTCATCAATTTTAAATCCATAAGGGGCTTCTTCAACATAAGTATTTGTGTCTCCGGCTCTATAATCTACCTGTTTAATCGAAAATGAACCAGATGGAACTGGTGCAGTTGATTTAACTGGTTCTAGTATAGCTGCAAATCCCATTGGCTGTGAAGTCTTACTCGACTTAAATGCTTCCTCATCATAATCACCGATTCTGATATGTCTTGCAAGATTAGGATAATTTCCGTACATTACTACATTGCCTTCATTATCAACTTTTTGAAATTGGTCACCGATTACTTTTGCTATGAAATTTGATGATTCAGGATCCATATTTAGATTAGAGAAACTTTCCATAAGGTTCGAATTCAAATCATAAAGTGCTAAACCAAACTGAGCAAATTCTGGACTTGTATTAGAATTCGCTGGTTTTTTTACATCTCTTATGACAACAAAGTATTCGTTAGTATGTGTACCATCTGCTCTCATATAGATTTTGAATAGATTAGTTCCGTTCTGATCTTGAATGTAAGGTGTTCTAGCATTTGTTGCATCACTATTACCTGTGATAGCAATATCAATACTGTTATTATTTTCAGTTACAGTCTCCGCACCCGATGCAAAATCATATCCACTTGCGACAACAAAATTTTCTATTTTTACACTACCTGATGGTGTGATACGATCATTTAAATCAAGTACAGAACTTCTGAAATGCTTGTATATGTAAGCTGGAGCATCAGTAGAACCAATCTTCTTACCAGTAGCTTTGTCTGGTACCTTTTCTGCAAAAAAGTTCGAAGTAGTGCCTGATGTGGTTTCCAATATTGTTAAATTACTTAGACTTGCTGTAGCATTTGCACCATTTATAGTAAGATTGAAATCAGAACAAGCCTGAGACGCTCCGGTTAGTGAACCACTTACTGAACCACCGACATTATTTATTGCTGGTAAAAATGTTGCAACTACCATATGTACGTTGTTTGCCTCAGCAAACGTATCACCATATTTTTTAGATGCAGATACGATTAAATTAAAACCTGAAACTTTGTAACCACCTAAATATCCTACTCTCACTACTTTAACCGAACCGGCTGATCTTAGGTATTCATTAACTGTATATGGTGTATAGATATCACTCGAAAATGAACCGAACACACTTTCAAACTCTGTCATCGATGTAACTTGAGTTGGTACAAAAGAAGGCCCTTTTAGAGTTGGACCTACAATTACTGCGTCAATATTGGCTACACCAGTTGGTAAGAAAGATAAATCCCTTTCACGAGTAAATACACCTGGACTGACTATTCTCTCTGCCATGTGTTTTCTCCTTAAATTTAGAAATTAGATTATATATAAATATAATTTAATTTTCCCAAATACAATTTCGCTAGAAATTTATTTTATTTTTTCTTATGATTCTTCTACAACTTCTGGTTGTGCTTCGGCTTCAGGTTGTGGTGTAGGTACGAAAACTCCTGTTTCAGGATTCAATGTACCAGGACCATACTTCTCAGTAAGTTCTGCGACTAATGACCTTTCAGTTTCTTGATTTTCAACCCAATCAGATTCTAACTTGGATTCTGCTTCTTCTAAACTATCCATCTGTTGTTCTAAAACCATCTTCTGAACTCTGGCTTGTCCGAATCCTGCTTGAATTGCTTGATATTTTTGACTTAAATCCTGAAGAGACTTTAACTCTTCCTCTGAAAATTTAATTTCTGACATTTGTAACTCCTATTTGGTTATTAATAACTATTAAATAAATATCTCAAATACAAAAAAAAAATGTTTTTTTTATAGTCCGAATCTACCTTTAAATGCATTGTAGTTTTGTCTTACCTCTTTAGCACTCAATGTCTTATTGTATAATTGAATTATAGTAAGGTCACCATCAAATTGAGTGTTGGCTCCCCTAAAAGCAATTCTAAATGGCGTTTGTCCTGAACCTAAAGTACTGACGCCGGTTGTGGTTCTTGACCTTTGATGTTCACCATTCATGTAACAATTAACGGTAGTACCACCCCAAGTAAAGCATGGATTATACCACTTACCTGTTGTTATATTGCTTCCACCATCGTCTATTTGTGCACCTGTAATAGTTCCACCATTACCATCGAACCAACTACCATCAGATAAATCTATTCCTATCTTCCCTGCATATTGAGCTATCCAGCAACATGTTTCAAAAATTAGTAATTGAAAATAAGGTGCAGTAGCACTTGCCTGAACTGTTTCAAATCGTACCCAAAAATTAGCTGTCATAGTAGTCAAGCCAGAAAACAGGTTACTACCAAATGTGCCATATTGACTACTATCCTTTTCCAAATGCATAATGGATTGTTGATTATAAGAAGCCATTGTAGGAGTACCTGATAACGTGATGTTATTACTATTACCCGATAAATCCTGCCAGGTACTCGCAGAAGAACCTGTTGCAACTGCATCGTAAAATCCTATAAGGCCTGATGTTACTATTGATGGATTACTAACCACTCCCATAATTAATCTCCGAATCTTGAACGATTTACATCGTAATTTTGTTTTATTTCAGTTGGTGTTAAGACTTCATTATACATTCTACATATTGCATAGTCACCATTGTATCCGTTGTTGGAAGAAGTTCTACTATCAGAATTCATATG